CGAGAAGGTAGAATAGTGCTCGGAAGTTCGCATCGCAAGAGAGTTTTCCTCCCCTGCGGTGTGCTAGCCTCCTTACACCATTCGCCATCCGATATACGGACAGAACGCCTGAGATCCTATCTTTTAGATAGTAGGGTTTAACGTCAATTCCCCCCATGAAGTGCGCTCCGCAGGATTCTCTAAACGTCGAAGAGAAAGAACTCTTCTTAACGTTTATAACGAATCCGTAGAATTCACACATTTGGGAGAATAGGCCAAGGCAGGCTACAGGAATGATAACATCGTCCCCGTAGACTGATACATCACCTTCGATCTTCTCAGACTGAAGGCGCTGTAAGTGCTCTCGGCAACAAGACGCAATTGCAAAGAACAAAAGCGATTCTAACTGAAATGTAAACCCGTTCCCCATACTGGAGAACTTGTTCCATCTCAGAAGTTCGCCCCCTTGGATACCGAAGTGGCTTCGACAACTGTCGAGTACGGTAAACCATCGATAGAGATCTGAGTCTGGCCCTTGTGGGGCCTTCGCAAAGATTTCTTCAATGACGCCGAACGCGATAGAATCGCTAGCGGAAGAGAAGTCAATTGTCGCATTCACCTGGTCAATAGACCCGATGCGTGCGAGTTCTTGGTTCCTCGACTGAAAGCGGAGGTCGATCCCACACCTTCGAAGGCGATTTCCTATCATGTCACCAACGGCTTTTTGGAACCAGAGATTTAACCCTGGCTCCACCGCGATGACACGATTTGTAGTCGCATCCTTAGGCACAGTGATAACCTTATTCCCTACCTGGAAAGTTGGAAAACCAATACCAGGCAAATGTGAGCTCCAAAGAGGATAAACTTCCTCCCAGAGTTCATATGGAACAAGGTCGTACAGATCACGTGTTATCCCAGTTTCGCACTGGAATTTGTTGGTAGCGCTGGCGTCTCGCGCTTTGATAAGCGTAGTGGCACCAGGACCCCAATCGGCTCTCTCGAAGAACTCAGAAGTTCGAAAGTCGCCTAGGATTCTAGAAATTTTACGAACAACTGCGGTATGCAGTTGAACGACATGACCCCTATAAAAAGGATCATGCTCTAGAGCCCTAAATCGACGATTTGTCTGCCCACAGAGAGTC